TTTTCTAATTTGGCTCCTTCATCCAAAAACTCTGCATAAGATTTCATATTTGACTCCAAAAAAATAGGGGAGATTGCTCTCCCCTATTTATAATATTAACCCTTCTTCTTTTCTGTCAGAAATTCTGCAGTAGATTTGGGTTCTTGTTCATTGATTGAAATCTTCTTGGGCTTCTTTGATTCCGGAATGATGGCTTCTAGCCAGATCTTGAGCATTCCGTTAAAGAGCTCTGCTGTCTTAATTTCTACATTATCTGCGAGAGTAAACTGTCGTGAGAATGCACGATCAGAAATTCCCTTCCAAAGATATGTTTGATTAATCCCGTCCTTAGTTAGATCATCCAAGCTTTCTAGCTTTCCATTGACGACGAGCTTGTTATCTTCTAGAGTAAGCTCGATATCTTGCTTACCAAATCCGGCAACTGCAAGTTCAATAACGTATTTGTTATCGTCAACTTTCTTGATATTATATGGGGGATATTTTGAAGCTACTTCTACGGTTTGTGTAGTTAGATCCGTGAGCTTCTTGTGTAGCTGATCTGCACCGACAAAGAACTTGTCAAACTTAGCTAGATCAGCAAACGTGTGATCGAATTTCCATGTATTCATATTTTTCTCCTGTTAAGCGAGGTATAAGTGAAGTCGACCCGTTAGGCATCGACTTCACTATTTATAACGAATTACTTACTTTTTGGACGGCCGCGTGTCTTAGCCGATTGGGCTACGGTTGCGGCCGTTGCTGCGGTGTCTTTGGCAGTCTTAACTGCCTTTTGAGCCGTAGCTGTTACTTTATCAGCCGAGGCAGCAACAGTTGCTGCAGCGGCAGTCGCGTCTTGAACTGCAGCAGAAACTGATCCCTTCTTTAGATCAGCTTGTACAGTCTTTACTTCATCGATTACAGTCTTTGCAGTACTAGCAAGAGCTTGTACTTCATTGACGGTATCAACGATTTCGTTGGCAGTAGATACGACAGTGTTCGTATTCTTACCAAGGATTCTACCTAATAAATCACCTAGATCAGCCATTGTGTATTCTCCTTAAAGGTCTATTATACTTCTTCGTCTGGATGATCCGGATGAGGACCTAGGTCTGGTTCCGGTTCAGCAGGAGGAGCTTCGGGTTCTGGTGGAGTTTCCACCGCTTCTGTCTTATTGGCACTACCATTGAGTGATAGACCACCAAGCAATCCTACGAAAGCACCGATCACAGTATTAAAAGCTGGACCGATGATAGCTAGAATATCTTTATTATCGATTTGTTCGTTCGGTAGAAAAATGCCGATTAGAAGAACTAGAACTACTGCGACCATTACACTGGCCAGAGTTCCGACGGCAACCTTAAGAATCCAATTCATTACTTTTTGCATTTCTGATGACATTGTTAATCATCCTCTGTTAAATTAACTCACGACCTTTTATTTATACGTTCTCGAAATTCAGAGCTGCTATAGTCGTGTTCCCGTGAATGAAAGTGTGCTTGAACGCCCAATGACTTTCCGGTGTATTCCGTGCAGATATATTCCGATCCTAGAAATATAATATCTACGTTCTTAAATGTTAATAGGTTTTCTAAATCTTTTTCTGTATCGTATGGAATTATTTCGTCTACGTACTTGCAACCATCTAGTTGAATGTATCTTTCTAGAGTAGACTGAACGGGTCTGTTCTTAAATGACCTCTCAATAGTTGGATCAGTATGAAGAGCTGCGATGAGATGATCGCATCGGCTCCGTGCATCCTTTAATAGCATGATATGACCAGGATGTAGAAGATCAAATGCAGATGCAACGAGGCCAGTTTTCAAAGTCTTGTCCATTTTGTTCCAAAGATAATAGTGCACCACATACGGGCCCACCAAGTCTTATTGTTCATAAAATTAAAATTTAGATTTCCGTCTCCAAAAAAATCCATACGCCACTTGGGTTTTGGAGGTGTAACAGTAGTAAAACGCGGCTCACCTATATTCCATTGCGTTGGCATTTTTATTTATCATCTTTCTTATAAATAAATGTAGGTCACAAAGCGCGAAGAAATCCTACTTAGAATGGCCGATATTGTACTTACTCTGTAAATTCCACATATTTTTATCTTTAAATGCAAGTACTTTAATCTGACTTATTGTACAGGTAGGTTCAGCTGACTTAGCTGGATTTACTAATCCAATCAATCCCCATTCGGCAAGAAGATTAGCAATAGTGTTTCGTCTAGAGATGTCATTCTCTGAGAAGTCTGTATCTTTTCCATCTAGAGCAAATAGCTCCTTGAAGTGAGTAATATAATACTTACCTTGCTTATGTAGAATATGGCAAGACTGATAAAGAGTGTTATCCTTACGTGACGCAACACCAATTCGAGTCAGAGTTTCCTTGACCTTCAGAAAGTCGTCCTTATGATTTAACGTTACTTCAACCATCGACTCAATCAAGTTACTCATTTTGTGCCACCTTTTTCTTGTTTCTTTTTTATCAGTGCCAATTGATCATCTGATAAAATAGAAAGGGCCTGACGAGCTTTTTCATCATTATAGCCATAATAAAGCTTTACCAATTCTAAATCATCTTCAGACAACTTTTTAACCCATTTGGCAAACCGCTTCTTGGGTCTAATATTATTTATTAGATAATCATTTTGAAGTTTTGCATCGAGATGATGGTGGCTATTCATCTCATTAGCAAATAGAATGGTGTCGATGAAGTAAGACAGACCCTTATTGATTAGATAAGAGTTGTAGTCTTTCTCAGCTCTAACTGGATCTTCTGAGTCTCGAATTAGATCTTTCTTCGTATGACTGATAGCGTTGATATAGTCAAACGGAGAAGTCATTACTTAAACTCGCAATCGGCCAGGATCTCAGTCAGACACGCTACTAGATTGATCTCGTGGTCGGCGACAAAGGCTGCCTTGTATTGATAGTTCGCTAGGTGTAGAACCAACTGAGGAATAGAGTTAGGAGTCATGACCTCAGAAGCTTGGTCGTAGAACTTACGGAATAGTTCCGTGGTATCAATGTCTGAATTCTCAGCGACCCACTTACGGACCGAGTTGAAATTCTTTTCACGCATGTAACCGATGAGCTTCTTAAATGATTCTTCGCTGACATTGACTAGGATACCAGAGTCGATCTTACCTGTAGCAGAATACCGTTGAAGTTCATTCAAGACTCGGCGTGAGTCTGGATAGTACTTCATGATAACTGCCGCGACGGCTTCCTTATCGAATTCTACATTTTCATTAGTCAAGATCATACGGACCCGCTTCATGAACTGCATAGCGAGTTCTGGTAGATCTTTCTTGGTAATCTTGAATTCTACGACTGAGCATCGAGAATGTAGAGGCTCAATGATCCTGTTCTTAAAGTTACAGGTCAGGATGAATCCGCAGTTCTTAGAGTACTCTTCCATAAAGTTGCGAAGAGCGGGCTGAGTAGAATTTGCGTTTAGATAGTCGGCTTCATCAAGGATGACATACTTACGGCCACCAGAGAAAGATACGCTCGACGCGAAGTTCTGAATTGTCGTCCTGAGTGTGTCGATGTTGCCGTTCATCGAGCCGTTGATCACGATGTAGTCGCATTCTAGTTCCTCCAGCATCGCTCGAGCCACTGTCGTCTTGCCAACACCAGCTGAACCAGTCAGGAGTAAATTCGGTACGTTCTTCTGATCTACGAATTGTTGAAAGGCCTTCTTGAGACCCTCGGGTAGAATCGTATCGGCGATTGTCTTGGGACGATACTTTTCTACCCAAAGGAATTGATCGTTGCTCATAATGTAAACTCCACTTTTTCATAATATAACAGTATAATTCATTATAACATCACTGATGTTAATGTCAACCCCAATAGTTGCGCTGAAATACCAGAGCACCAGACTCTATTAGGGGTTTAATACACGCATCACATATTATTCCATTCTTAATATGAATGGGTTTACCTACTGACCATTTACATATTTTCATATCTACAAGAGTGGAGCCATAGTAACCTATGACTCCATCTTCTGTAGCATCTGCAGAACAATCAATTCCTTGCTCTGTAGTTTCAAATATAGCTTCATACTCTTTCTTACAAGTATTGCATATAATCATAATATAGCTTTCTCATATTAAGGACAATCTCCAGAATTACCCTAGGATTTTAACCGAGTCAAATAAAGCTTTGGCCCATTTCTGGAGCCTCGATACTATTTTCCCAGCAGAGTGTCAATCTTTTCTTCTACGACTTCTAGACGAGCTTCAATCGCGTCTAGAACTGGATCAGCAGGAGATGTGACTGCTTCTACTACGTCAGCGTGTACTGCAGGAGGTACTGAAATCACACCAGTAGCAGTAGCAATAATATCTGATACTGCTGAAGCAACAGCTTGTGTTACTTCGGGTGCTGGGGCTGGGGCTTCAGCAACTGCATCCACGATAGCTGATGTAATTGCGGCTGGATTGGAAACGACCGTTGGATCTGCTGTAACTACTGCATTTACGGCTGCGCTTACGATAGCAGCAGCGTCTGGATGTTCTACTGCAGGAGCTTCTACTTGAGAAGCTACTACATCAGCAACAATAGAGGCTGCTTCTGGATCATTTGAGCTTGGTGAAAGAGCAACTACGTCTTCAACCTTAGCTGTAGAAGTATCGGCTGGAGCAGAAACAATGGCATCGATATGCTCTTGTGTCTTGGCTGCAATTAGAGAGTTGACCTGTGCTTCGACTACTGATAGTCTTGCATCTAGTTCTTCGTTAGTTGTAGGAGCTGTTGTATCGACTGAGGTGCCAGTAAGTGTGGCTACCTTAGCTTCTACTGCTACTAATCTTGCGGCTAAATCACCTAGTCTCATGGTATTTCTCCTAAAATTAAGTTGTTTGGATTTTCACTCATGCATAATTAAATTAGAATTTAAAAGAGGTCTGTATTCCAAAGGTTCTTGGTGTGTTAAAGTTACCATAGTCTCCAAGAGTAGCCTCATTAGAAGGATCTCTTCTATATATATATGCGGTGTTCAATAGATTTCTGCTCCAAAGTGAGATTGTCATCTTTCCATCTTTTACATCAATATCTGTAAGAGCTACTCTACCATTTACGATGAATGACTTATCATTTGTAGTAGCAAACTGGTCAAAAGTCTGAGTTGCGTCTGCAGCATTAGCATCGATATGAACTTCTACTGTAGCATACTCAAGTGGTAGAGAATAATCAGCAGAAACATTCCAGACATTTCTTGGCGTGAACACGATAAACACTGGTTGAATAATATTCGTGAATGGGTTTAGTGTTGGAGGAACATCGGTACGTGTATAAGTATATGAAGCTGAAACTTGCAACTCAGGAGTAACTTGAGTCGTAGCTTCAACTTCTACACCCTTGATCTTAGTCGTTCCGGGTGCATTGATTGTCTCTAGAGTATTGCGTGTAGTCTTAGTGAATGGATCATAACCTACGTTGCTGAAGTCAATCTGGCTTCCAGTTCTATCCATCATATACGCCGCAGCATTTAGACGAATATTATTAAAGAATTCAGACTTAACGCCTACTTCATAAGACTTATTGTCTTCTGGTCCAAATGAACGATATGTTAGAGACCTTGAACTTGCACCCCCAGAACGATATCCAGTAGCGTACTTAGCGTACACGTTGATATCTGGTGTAATATCTATAGCAATGATGGCTAGAGGATTAAATCTACTCGTCTTTTGAGCGTAAGTCCATGTAGTAGGAACACCACTTACCATATAGAGTTTACCAGACTTATCATCTTGTGTATACCTACCGCCGAGAGTGATATGAGTGATATCATTAAAGACTGGTGGAGTATACTTGACCTGTCCAAATGATGCGATGCTCTTTGAATCAGCAATGCTGGCACGATCTAGTAGACGCTTACCGGGTTGTTGATTGGTTGTGTCGTTGATTGTATAAGCTGTTCCGTCGGCATTCCACATGTTACTAGATGGTGTAGCAGCGTCATCAGATGCATGTTCCTTGAAGTAATAAACACCAGCGACATAGTCTACTCTTGGTAGACTTCCTACTGCTTGAAACTCTTGGCTGAATTGCTTTTGCCATAGATCTGCTAAGCTATAACGACTGAATACGCTATTAGCGGATGCTACTGGTACGCGGTGAGCACCACCAGAGTTATCCCATTGCGTGGCATCGACTTTTCTCCAAGAAGTAATTGAACGAAGTTCTACTACTGCGGCTGGCTTCCAAGAAATATTAACGGTATGACCTTCAGTCTGATCAACGCTTGGTTGTTGAGGAACCCCAATGTCGGCGACATCCATACGTGATGTACCATTCACTTTAACTAGCGCCGGTAGTGGGCGAATATACCCAGCTGGTAAAGAACCAGAAAATGGACCAACCGGTAGACCATTTGGATTATAGTTTAGAAGTTGGCTATAGAATGGGCTATTAGAATCCTTGCCAGAATCAAAAGAATAGTCTGCTGTTACAGAATCAATTGGCTTC